TATTGTCGTTCGGGTCAGTGTTGCAGCGGTTGCAACAACGTATCAGTTTGGGGTGATGCTTTACGGTATCTATGGTGATACCGCGGCGTAGGAAACAATTATGGCAAGCAACAAAATCTTCCGATTCGGTCCAGTCGCTCTGACGACGACCCTGACGACGAACATCCTCAACCCGGCGACAGCAGCCGGCGGGGTGAATGCCGGCTCCTCGGGTCAATATATCGTCCTCCGCCACGTCCGGATTGTCAATAAAACGGCCAGCGCCGCGACCTTCTCTTTATGGCTCGGGGCGACCGGGGCGAACGCTGCCGGCACCGAGATCATCGGGCAGGGGTTTTCTGTCGCAGCGAACTCCGCGTTCGACTGGTTTGGTGCGCTTCGGGTCGACGTAGCTGACTTCCTTGTCGGAGGGTCGGGGACAGCGACAGCCCTGACGATCAACGGCGAAGGGGAAGTAGGAGTCTCAGGATAATCATGCCGACGCCTATACAAATCGACGCTTACCGGCGGGCCAAAATCGCGTTGACGGCACGAAGTGCGGAGGCAGGGTCTGCTCGCACGGCATTCATTACTGCGATCGATCAAGAACGGGCCGCCCGTCTTGTGTTTGAGGCCGCACGCGATGCTCTCAGCACGGCAGTCGACACCGAAAATCCATAATACGAGGACAAAATGAAAATTCTCGTGTCGCTCACCAAAGAAGAGCTTGCGTATCTCGGGCAGGTTCTTGCGGCCCGCCCCTACGCTGAAGTGGCATCGCTGATAGCCAACCTACCAGCCCAAGTGATTGCCGCACAGGCCCCTGAGACAATAACAGAGTGAGCGCCGACCTCCGATACGCCGCCGAGGCTGCCCAGCTTCTCGCCGACCGGCGAGAGACTGACGGCCTCATTCAGACCGTCCTCTTCGGGCACCAACAGCGGTTCGTCTCTTCGTTGAAGCCCGAGGCGTGGCTGTTCGGTGCGAACCGCACGGGCAAGTCCGAGGCGCTCTGTATTGTCGCTGCGAGCTTCGCCAGGTTCGGCACGCTCGACCCGACCCAGCCTCAAGAAGACCCGTTCCGTCCAAAGCGTGTGTGGCTGATCTCGCTGACGTATGATATGTCGCGGACGATCATGCAACCCAAGCTGTTCCAGAATGGATACAGAATAGACTCGCGGCCACAACTCATCCCGATAGAAGAGATCGAGACGTGGAATCAGACCTTCCAGACGCTCAGGCTGAAGAACGGCTCGGTCATCATCTTCAAGTCGTGCGACGGCGGTCCGAGCTCTTTCCAGGGCGCAGAAGTCGACCTCGCGGGGTTTGACGAAGTGCCAGACCAAGGTGCGTACGACGAGACGACGATCCGTGTGGGGGCCGGTCGGAGATTGCTGATCCGCGGTGCAGCGACGATCCTCCCCCCGCCGGCGTCGCCGGCGGCGTCTCGTGGATGTTCGGGAAGAAGGCCCGTCCGTGGCTCGAGCTCGGGACAAACGAGACCGAGCGGAATGAGAAGAGCCCACATATAGACATCTTCACTGCGGGCATTCGGCACAACCCCCAGATACTCCCAGAAGAGATCGCCCGTCTCGAAGCGCGGTTCCTGCCCGGGACGCCGGAGCATAGGATCCGCCTGGACGGTGAACTTCTTCCGAGTGTCGCCGGCGCTCTATGTTATCCGTCATTCCGCCGATCGTACCATGTGGTATCGACGCTCGCCAGGCACTCGATCATTCCGAGTCTTCCCCTCGTGTTGAGTGTGGACTTCAACCCATCAAACGGAGTCTGGGGCATATGTCAAAAGCAAGGGAAGGTCTTTCGGGTGCTCGACGAGATCACACTCGAGCAATCCGATATAGCCTCCATGGCGTACGAATTCCGCTCTCGGGTGCCGGCCCATCAGGCCGAATTGTGGCTCACTGGAGACGCTACGGGTCGCCGGCAAGAGGGACAGACTGGCACTTCGAGTTTTCATCTGCTCCATCAATACCTCTCGGGCTACCCGGTGCCCGTCCGGTTCATGATCCCTGACGTCAATCCTCTTGAGCGCGATCGGGTCGACGCGGTAAACCTGATGCTTTCTCCGCCCACCGGTGAGAGACTGCTCGAGATCGCCCCGCATTGCGAGCGGATCATCACCGACCTAGAGGAGTCCAAATGGACAGCAAAAGCGAAGATCGACAAGTCCCAAGATCAGAGGGATGGCGGCGACGTCGTCGGGTACTGGATATCGTTTGTCAACCCGGTGCACAGAGGCATAGCAGTTCCAGCGTCGCTCCGGACTATCAAGTCACCGTCATATCTGCCCGGACGTCGAGGCGCGTTTCCCGCCGCCCGGTCGAACTACCGGATCTTGAAGTCAGCTAAACACTGGTTCCCGAAGGCCGCGGGGGTATCCCGATAGATGGCTACCGTCATCAACATTAGCCAGCGGTACTTCGACCGATCGGACATCGTCTTCCGCGACCGCCGGAAGGTCAACGAGGATCTCTGGTACGCCTACCTCGGGCGCCAGGACTTCTCGGATAAGACTGAGTGGCAGAACAAAGAGACAACCCCTGGCTTCCCTATTGCGGTGGAACATGTTGTCGGGACTTTTGAACGATCCCTGACAGATACGGATGACTGGCTCGCCGTCCAGCCCCCGGGCCCCGGGGTCTCCATCCTCCCCGCCGAGATGATCGGGCAGGGGTTGATGTTCTACCTTGAGCGTCTCTTCCAACCCGGAAACCACCCGGATACGGAGTACGGCATTCAGACGTTCGTCTCCGACGCGGCCAAGCGAGCCTTGTTTGAGCCCATTATCATCGCGAAGGTCTACCCCGTCATCACGAAGCGTCGGCTCTTCAAATTCGAACGTCGGGATTCGAAACGGGATCAAGGGTCTATGCCCGCGTATGATCTCGTCGGGAAACAGGATGCGAAGCCTGTCGATATTGAGGTAGTCCGACTTGCTATCGAGCTAGTTCCCTATGAAGACTACTTCCCCGACCCAAGCCCAGAGCGCCGGTATGAGATCCATCGAACCCGCCGGAATCTGTACGATCTCCTCGCGAACCCCGAGTACGACCAAGAGATCGTCAAGTCCCGCCTGAACGCGGCGAACGAAGACTACACGAAAAAGAATCAAGCACTGAAGCAGGCCCAGACCTCTGTCGGAGACGACCCGTACGAGATCGAAGTTTTCGAGGCGTGGGGAGACATCATCGATTACGAGACTGGCGAGATGCTCCACGAGAACGTCTTTTGGTCATGGGCGAGCGGGAAGATCCTCCGTGAGCCGACGCCGAATCCGTTCTGGGACGGAACACGTCCATTTGTCACTACGCCCCTCATCCGGGTTCCTGGATCGATCGTCGGGAAGGCTCTCGCCGACCACGCCGTTCCTATGTGGCGGGCATCTAACGAGCTCATCAACTTGCATCTTGACTCCGCCGCAGCGGGGCCTGGGGTAAGGGCCAAGTCCGGACCGACATCATGGAGGCCCCGGAGGACGTCGCGGACGGGATCCCACAGGGATACACCGCGGTCTTGAAGCCGAACACCCCCCAGGGACTTCAGTTCTACGAGCGGGTCGACCAAGGCGAAGCGAGCCAAGTAACGCTGGACGGCATCAACCGGCTCGACGGCTACCTTCAAGAGGCGCTGGCCGTACCTGACACGAAACTCGGGCAACTCCCCCAAAGGGCTACGAAGGCTACCGAGATCGTCCAGGCAATGCAGAGCTCGGGGTCGCTATATGAGAGCTTCGCCGCCCGTCTCGAGGACAACTTCCTCGAGCCGATCTTCGAGAAGGCGTGGCGGCTGATCGTCCAGTACGCCGAAGACTTCCTCGAGGACGAGCTCGTGCAAATCTTCGGGCCTCGGAACGTCATCCTCCTTGAGAACATGCCACCGTCAGCCCGCTTTAGGATGCTCGCGGGTGCCCATTTCAGGGTCCGCGGCCTCCGGGGGATTGCCACTCGGGAACGCCGGTTCAATAAACTCATGACTGTCGTCAATCTCCTGGGCACTGTCCCACAGTTCGCCGACCACTTCGGGCAGCGATACTCGTTCGAGAAACTGTGGGAGCAGCTACTTCGCGAGACCGGGCTTGATCCGGTGATGCTCGCGATCGAGGATGCCGAGGCCGCGACTGGGGCCCCGGAAGGCACCGGCGGGGGGCAACTGTCCGCTGCTCTGATGGCTAGCGGAGGGGGCGGGGGCTCTCAACCAAACATGCTAAATGAAGCTTTAGGAACGCCACAGGCGCAGGCAGGGGCCCTCGGAGCTCCGACCGCAGCGACCAACCCAGCGGCTAATCTCGCCGCGTAAGGAGCATCTAATGGAAGGCATCTCGCTTGGATTCACGCCCGGGCCGTTACATCAGCGGTCACTCGGGTCTCTTCAGGGCTCGACGTCGAACATCCTGTCCGAGGGGCACAACTTCTCCAGGACTCCGAAGTTGCCCGGTCGACGACCCCTCCGTGATCTCGACCCCCGTCGAATCGCCAAGAAACTTGACCCGAGGAATCTCCCCGGCGCCGACCTCGGCAAGAAGATCGCCAAGAAGGCCGGCAAAGCCGGGATCGACGTTGCCAAGAAGGTCGGGAAGACTGGCATCAACGTCGCCAAGAAGGCTGGCAAGGCTGGAATTGGCGCCGCCAAGAAGGGATTTGACGTCGCCAAAAAGGTGTTTGATCCCTTCGGGCTATTCGGTGGGGGCGACAAATACCGTAAAGAGCCACAGGGGACTAGGGCACGCATAAATCAACGTGCCGCCTCTGGGCCGTCCGGAGAAGGCGGGTTTCAGCGTCGAGAGGTTCGACGGGCGTTCAAGCGCGGGACACGAGACGTCCAGTCGGCTCGACGCCTCGGGAGAGAGGCTATTCAGTTTACCCGGACTAGCGATTTAAGCTCGCCCGCCCGTAAAGCGAGAGTCAAGGAACTCAAGCAGGGACGGCATGCGGACGTCCGGCAAGCGCAGCGTGGCAGAACTCGAGCGATCGCCGCGGCACGGGCGTCTCGTCGGACGAAGGGGTTCTCAATGCCCGGCAAACAGGTTCGCTGATGCACAAACCTAGCCTAGGGTTCAAGATCGGGCCGCACCACAAGTACCTCGGGCGGTTCGCCGGTAAAGGCTTCCTCGAGGCGGGGCACAACCTCCAGTTGATCGGGGAGCCCCCTACGGACGACGCCGCCCGACAGGGAATCGTGCCAGTGCCAGGCCCGACGCCTATCTCATACGGGGGCG